CCATAGTAATCTCAAGTCCAAACGTCGCCAATGTTCCGGCAATGTTGGTCGGGTTGAAAAATGGTTGAATGAGGGGATGTACGGACATGACGCAATCATCGCCGAAATTTCCTTCGCCGACGTATCGACGCATTATCTTCAATTCTGCCATTTTTGGCGCATGTTTGCGTGCCAAAATGAGATACGTTATGCGATAAAACATAAGGTTGGCAATTGAATTGAAGAGAGCGGTAAGGAAAAATCCGGATGGGTTGCCGATGTTGGTCATGTAGACAATTCCCAGGACTTTCGAAACAGTGTGGATTGCTTCTTCTCCTAGGGTTCGGCGCACTAAGTCGTCCTTACCTTCGGTCCGCGGTTCCTTGAAACCATTGTAATACCAATTCGCTAAACGAACGAGCATTTCAATGGCTTGATCTGGAACAGTTCCATCAAAGGCTTTGAAATCAAAGCCAAGGCCATGGTCTGAGATATTGTACAGACCAGAGATGAAAGTGTGCCACTCATCAGAATAGGGGTTCATTCCAATCTTTATCGGAAAGAAATCCCGCAGCTGAGCAAGGAACGACGCAAAACCTAAGAAGTATTTCCGACCGACAAGGGTGTAATCCATCGGCGGAATGACAAAAGTGCGCGTCTTGACAACGTCATAGATTTTCGCCAGGGGTCGGCGTTCATCTTTAACGCAATCTTCCCATTGCGAATACATCATCTCGCCATTGCGGGCGAGGCGTTCGCGCGTTGTAAAGCGCTCGTAAGCCTCCGAATCAGCAAAATCAACAGGTTGCTCCTTCGTAAAGCAGCGGCGCTTTGGTGTAATGCGCTTGTTGATTGGCCATCCGGGTGATGTACTCAAGTCGATCGAATCAATTAACGGTATATTGGGAATACCATTCAAAGTTTCCGAATCAGTAAGCACACGCTGTATGCAGTTGGGATTGCATTTAGCCTTACATTCGAGGATATTGATCTTAATGTCCTCGTAGAAGGCCTCGATGTCTTCTTTAGCAAAC